CTCGGGAGTGCTGATAAGGCAAACAAACTATTACAAGAAATGACAGCGTTTGCGGCTTCTACTCCTTTTCAGCTTAATGATATTGTAGCAGGTGGGAAATCTTTATTAGCGTTTGGATTTACGGCAGAAGAAATAATTCCCACAATGACAAAACTCGGCGATGTTTCCGCAGCTTTAAGTATTCCAATCGGAGAACTTTCAGACATTTACGGAAAAATGAAAGTCCAGGGCGTTATTCAGGCTGAAGAACTTAACCAACTTGCCGGACGTGGGATCCCCGTGTTTACTGAACTTGCTAAAGTTATGGGAGTAAACTCTACTCAAGTTAAAAAACTTGGATCAGAAGGAAAAATCACATTTAAAGAACTTGAACAAGCATTTACAAATATGACGAAAGAGGGCTCACAGTTTGGTGGGCTTATGGCAGCGCAAAGCAAAACTCTTGCGGGACAATGGTCAAACTTTAATGACGCTATAGACAAGACATTAACAATGCTCGGGGATGAAATGTCGCCGACTGCTAAAGCTATTCTGACAACAATGAATAGTATTTTACAAAACTACAACGACCAGACCGCAGAACAAAAAAGACTTAAAGATGCAGAAATAGAGAGATTGAAAGCTAACGGCGAAATAAACGCCGCGTATATATTACAAAATGGTTTAATCGGAACAGGATTAAATATTTTAAATGGAACTGCTGAAAGTGAAGTTAAAATTCAAGGTATTAAACAAGATCAAGAAAAAACAGAACTGCTTTTAAAAGCTCATCATTCCGGAGTCAATGTATTAACCAAAGACCAACTGGCATTTCTTGAAGCTAATTCAATAGAACTTGAAAGACAGGATAAAATTTTAAAAGGCACTAATGACGGATGGGTTAAACAAAATCAATCTTATAAAACCTTAAATGATTTTTTAACGGCTGCGAATAAATCGCAAGAAGAATCTGAGAAAAAAACGGATAGAAATGCCGCCACATGGAAAAAAATGGTGGATGAGGCGAAAAGATTTAGCGAAACTTTATCTAAACAGGCGAGCGCAACAAACAAAGCTACGGGAGAATCTCCAGCGGTTGCCGCAATAAATGAAGAACTTATTGCTATGGATATGGCGGAAAAAAAGACAAAAGAAGATCATGCCAAGGGTTTAACAAGTGAAAAAACATATCAAGACGAATTATTAAATATAGCAACGATTAGAATAGATGCCGAAAGAAGAAAAGAGGAAGAATTACAAAAAGCTAAAATAGAAGCATACAACGCAACAACAAATGTTGCGCTATCAATAGGGAGTCAGTTGGCGCAATTAAGTCAAATGTCGGCATCAAACAAAACCGCCGAAATAGATAGCGAACTTACAAAAGATCAGGAAGCATTACAGGCTAAATATGACTTAGAAGTAGAGGCTATGAACAACTCATTATTGACAGAAACAGAAAAAGCGGCTGCATTAAAAGCACTCGACGAACAAAAAGCCAGAGACGATAAAGCTCTTACGGATAAAGCCGCAAAAGAGAAAAGAAAAATAGCAAGAGAAGCAGCGAAACAACAAAAAGTTTTATCATTATTTGAAGTTGCGCTTCAGACGCCTCAAGCGGCAATGGGAGCGTATACATCTTTGATAAGTACGCCATTTGTAGGCCCTATTATAGCTCCGATAGCGGCAGCGGCGGCACTTGCGTTTGGAATTGCAAAGGCTAAACTCATATCCGAACAGCCGCTTCCTGCTCTCGCTGAAGGTGGTATTGTCCCGGCTGTACCGGGCGGAAATCAATTTACAATCGGGGAAGCGGGTTCTTCGGAAGCGGTAATTCCATTAAATGATGCGACACTTGGAAGACTGGCAACTATGATAAATAAAGCTGGCGGTTCTTCCGGACAAACGATACAGGTTATTGTAAACCTTGACGGAACTGTAATATATTCCGATTTATACAAAGCCACAAAGGACGGACGGGCGACAATATCCCAAAGGGCGGTGGTTGCATGAGAATACTTGCTACAAATTATGTAAAGACTGCAACAATCACATCACTTACTGAAGCTGTTGGATACGAATTTAACACAGCTTTAAAAGATCCCCGACTGTCAAGAATTGCAAGGACTATGGACATAACGAGCCAGTCAATTGTTTTTGATTTAGGAAGCGCAAAAGCTATTGATTACTTTTCGATTATAAAGCATAATTTTACATCATCGGCAACAATACATATCCAGGGTAACGCAACGGATGTTTGGACAGCTCCGAGTATTGACGTAACTCTGACATGGACAGTAGCAAATATTTTATACAATTGGCTGACAGCGCAAACTTTCAGGTATTGGAGAATTACTATTTCGGACGCAACTAATGCAGACGGGTTTATTTCCATGAGTAAAGTTTATCTCGGGAATTATGTTCAACTTCCAAACATGGGGAAAAGCCAAAAAGTAAATACAGCCAGCACAAGCGAAGTTGCGGAAAGTGTCGGAGGGCAGGCATACGGAGACATAGGATATTTTTATCAATTAGGAGATGTGTCATTTCCAATAATCGAAGACTCTGAAAAATTGACGATTGAAAATTTATTTAGATTGACAGATAAGTATACGCCTGTAATTTTATTGATATGGGAAAATGATTTAACTGTTCAACCGCCGATATACTCAAGGATTACAACCGATATGCAATTTACAAGAGTCGAAGGTGTGGCGGGCAGGAAATGGAGTTTAAATTTTAGCTTCAAAGAAGTTTTTTAAGGGGGGTTTATGGAATTTGTAATAACAAGTAAAAAATATGGTGAATTTAAAGTTTTAATTGACGAAGATGATTACGAAAAGATTAAGTCTTTTACATGGGGAGTACAATTTATTAAAAAAAACAAAACATTTTATGCAGCAAGAAAAATTAAAAATACAACAATTTTAATGCATAGAGAAATATTAAACTGCCCGATAGATTTATTTACGGATCACATTAATCATAATACTTTAGATAACCGAAAAGAAAATTTAAGAGCTTGCACAAATACAGAAAATTGTAGGAATATGAAAAAACCAAAACACGGGTTATCTTCAAAATATAAAGGCGTTTCAAAATATAGAAATGGAAAATATGTATCTCATATAAAACTAAACGGTAAGCAAATACATCTTGGATATTTTGATACCGAAGATCAGGCGGCAAAGGCATATAATGAAGCTTCAAAAAAATATCATGGCGAGTTTTCTAGCCCGAATATAATAAATTAGGAAAAACAATGAATAAAATAAATAATTATTCTCAACTTGATTCCAATATTTTAGAAATGCAGTTAACCGAAGATTGTTCTTTTATAGGGAAGCACAATGTAAGCCTTACAAATTACGATAATACAAGTTTGCCCGCTGTTGCAGCCGGTTCTATTATTGAAGTCGATGGGGCATTATATAAAGCAACTTCTGAAGAAGTTATCTCCGGAAGTCCATCCGATGGAACTGTTTATATAAAAATGGTTCCAACTTTAACAGATTGCTCCCCCGTTTTTACTAATACTGCGCCTACTTGGTCTGATTCGAAAAATGGGTGGTATGGCACGACAACAAGCGCAACACATAGGTATTTGGAATTTAAAATGACTAAAGCCGCAGCGGTATGGAGTAACAAAAGAGTATTTAATTATTTTGATAATATGGACTTAATAAAACATAATAATATCCCGTGTTGTGGTTTTATGGCAGATGGGACAGCTTTATTTTCAAAGTTGGTAACAGTTACTTTTTCTGGTATAAATAATAAAACAGTAGCGCATGGAATAACATTTGCTTATTCTAACCATAGAATAATTTCAATTTCTCCGATTAAATTAAATGATACTACGGTTGATAGGGATGCTGACGAAACATATGTTTCATCAATATCTTGGGACGATACAGATATTACAATGTCATTGGTTAGCGTAGAAACTAAAGTTTATATTCTTTATATAATTTATAAATAAGATAAAAGTTTAAAACATAATTTAATAATTTCTTTTTTTTCTTGATAATTATTTTTACTTTTATTATACTGAAAAAAAAGAGGTAATTTTATGAAGAATCTAATGTTTGTTTTTTGTGTAGTTTTTATTTTATTTTGCGGTTCAATTTGTTTTTCGGAAATTAAAGGGTATGTCGAAGTTGGGAAAGACCTTAATTCTAATATTGCTTATACGGAGTTGCAGATTGGTTATAATTTTAGATTTTGGAATATTATACTGATGCCATATGGAAATACACAAACATGGTTTGAATATAAAGGGGCTAACGGGTATCCGTTTAAAGATATTTATACAATCGGAACTCAATTAAAATTTGAAAACATTACAATTGATTTATCGCATTTTTGTAGCCATGAAGTTGTATCGTCAAGTCGGTCTTATATTTATGATTACGAACCGCCAAAGGATGGAAATTTAACCAAATTATCGGTGAGGTATGATTTCTGATATAAACACAAAAAAAATATGTCTCTGGGAGTACGATCTTCCGGTCAGACAAACAAGGCTTATTAACCATTCTGCCGGTATATGGAAATGGTGTATAACCCCATACACTGTAATTGTAACTGACGATAATGGAAACACCGGATATTATGATTACAATAACGCAACACTTTATAATATAAAATCACTTGTGGTTGATGGAAATATTTATCTTAAAGTAACAGATTTAATCGATCTCGAAACACAGGATGAGGCTTTTTATTTTGACGTAGCGACACAAACACTTTATTTAACGTTTACTCTTTTTGGTACTTGGTTACAACAGGCAATTTTTATCGGTGCTGTAGTTGGATTTTCAAAAGAATCTGACTCGATCGGGAATGTATTTTCAAACAACTATTATAAACCGCTTATAAAATCTGTAACTGGAATAAAGAAATCTAAAGACCCTCTATTTTATGGATTACTTAAATTCAACACTGGAACTATTAAGCTTATAAACAATGAGGGAGAGTTCGATTCTTGGCGGGAGCAACGGTCATACAGACAACCGACACGCCTTTTGCTTGGTGAAATGGGTGATGATTATGCCGACTTTATACGGGTTGGTTCTGGTGTAATTGGTGAACATTCGAGGTCTTGGGAAGACTTTTCCATAAAGTTTGAAGATGCAAGAACGGTTTTAACGAATAAGCTTCCGAAGAACAAACTTGCACTTGTAGATTATCCTGATTTAGAGGCTGATACTGTCGGGCAAGCCAAACCCATAGCTTACGGCTCTATAAATAATGCTAAATGTATTTGCCTGGTGGATCCCGAAGACGAGCCTGCAGTATACTCATTTCTTTTTGTAGACACCGAATACCATATTCCCACATCTCTTGGAGTTGTAAAAGTGGACGGTGTTACGGTTACACCTGCTTCGGTGAATCTTGCTGCAGGGACTTTTACGCTTACATCTGCACAGGCTGCTGACAGTTCGTCCAGTGTTACAGCATCCTTTGTAATGCCTATCAGCAACGGCGTAGAGATCATTAAAGACCTTATGAAGAACTATGCCTCAACGGACTATATAGATGGGTACTATGACCTTATAGAGGTTGCTCAAGCTGTTATAGACTGCTCTGCCCGGGTGGATTCCTTATATATTAAAGAGGAATCCGACGTTAAAAAATCAATTGAAAAGGTATGTGTAGATATTGACGGATTATTTTTCCAGCATGATGGCGGACTATGGACTGTTAGAATTTATGACTCTGAACGTGTACCTGTAAAAACAATTGAGTTTGATGAAATACTCGATACGCCCTCGATTGAAGGAAACGAGGAACAATTTCTTTCTTCCTGTATAGTGAATTATAATAAAAATCAAGATGCCGGGACTTTTACCGCTTATGAAAATACCGTTTATGAAGATGAAGTTTTTGCAGAATATAAGGCTTTACAATCCAAGACTTTTGAAACCGGATTGACCGATGAAGCAAGCGCAATACTTAAATCGGAATCGATTATGGAGTTCTCAAAATATATCGAGGACATTGTAAAAATAAAAGTCGGTTTTCAGTTTTACGACTTAGAGATTATGGATTTTGTTATTTGCGATCCGAGGCGTAGGATTTCTGGAATTGAACATAAAGCTGTATGGGAAGTTATAGAATTATCAAAAGATTTTAATAATTATCAGATTCAATTGAGTTTAAAATACGTTAAACAATATATTCCGGTTGTTACTTTATATTCAACAAGAATTACAGACGACGGAGAATATAGAATTTTATCAGATGGAAGCGTAAGGATGGTGTCAGAATGAGCAAAACTATTAAAGATATAACAAGCACACAAACGGTGTTAAATGATGATGATTACTTTGAACTTCAGGAAAATGCGGGAACGAGTAAGAAAACATTATGGTCAACCATTAGGAATACTATAGCGTTATTTGTCGGAGCAGGTACAACGACTTTTAAACAAGACTCATATGTCATGCTTGACAATGACGGATATAGCCGGATTGAGGTTGATACTACCGCCGGAGCTGTTGCAATTACTCTCCCGCTAATGGCAAATAACACAGGGCGTGAAATAACAATAGCTTTTGTTAAGAATGATGCTTCAGCCGATGTTATAACCATTTCGCCACATGCAACAGATGCAAATAAACTTTCTAATGATGGGCTTGCTTCAATAATACTTCCAAAAGTTGGTGATTTTGTTACGCTTAAACAGTCTGATAATTCTGGATTTTGGGAAATTACAAATGAAAGGATAACAAGTCAAATGACATTAGACACATACGCAGGATATGGAAACGTAAATAATAATAAAATACCTTATTTCACAAATGTTACTGAAAATGTAGGGAATTGTCATACTTTAACATCTAATAATAACACAACAGGTTGTGTTATTACAATAAATAGAAGTGGTAAATACTCACTAGGGATTCAGTGGTATGGTCCTACAAACTCAGCAAATGCGGGAATTTCAAAAAATAGTTCACAATTAACAGCTTCTTATTTTAGTATAAATTTAAGTGATAGAGTTTTTGGTTCTTCAATGACTACCACTGCTGTTATAGATGTCAGTGTAACAAAATATTTTATCAAAGGTGATGTTTTAAGGTTTCACACAGATGGGAATACTCCGGCAATAACTACACTTGTTCAGGGTTTTATAACTTACCTCGGAAATTAGGAGAAAACAATGGCAAACGAATTTGAAAGAGTTTTATTTTAAAAAAAGTTGTTTACAAAATTAAAAGAATGTGCTTGTTTTGTATAATTATATTTAAGGAGGTATGTATGTTTACATATCTTGAAACTCTTCCTCAATGGTTGGAAACTCTTGCAATTATAATAGTCCTTTTTCTTCTAATATTATTTATTATTGGTTCTGGATTTTTCGCTTATAAAATCATAAAAAAAATCAAAGAAATAAAACTTAGACTTGCCGGTGCTGAAGTCGATATTCAAATCGAAGCTCCTGCAGATACACAAGAGATTAAACAGTCAGAAGGGGCAGAGAAATGAAATGGAGAAGCTGCAAACTTTTGATATTATCATGTTACTTTGTAGGGTTCACTTGTTTTTGTTTGGCTGTATTTTTACCGCAGGTGGTCAAATTGTCAAAAGTCAGTTTAAATTATACGGGAGTCTTAACCGCCACAAAGGCAAATGCGAGTTGCGACACTGTACAAGAAGAATTAAAGAAAAAAATAAAAGAATCTCTACAGATAAACAATAACGATATTTGAGGAAAAAAAATAATATGAAAAAACTATTTTATGCTATACTACTTTTATTTTTAATTGGCTGTAAACCTACCCTTCCTACTATAACCGATTATCCTGATAATTACCCCTGTTACGCTTATGACAAATGTATAACTCTGCAGACTTACGGGTCAAAAGAAGATTGTAAAATCCAGCTACAAAAATGCTTTATCTATACTGATATGAAAAAATGCGGTGACGATAAAGACTGTTGGAATAAAAGCGGTATTAGATATTGATGTTACGGAAACTTTTTCATAAAAACACTCCTTTTGCCCGGTGAAATATCCGGGATTTTTTTATTCTATATCATTTAATGACGCAAATTCGCCGTGATATTTTATTGCTGCTTCATTATAAGCGATACCTGCCAGCTTTTCATTATTAAAATACCCCAAACATAAATTATTTTTATTTAAGGTTATACTTGCTATCCATTTTTTGTCTCTTTTATGAAAACGAACGCCTTTGTATATTGAACTTGTATTTTTTCTTTTTCTTGAATTTCTTATATTTTCGGAGTGAGTACATATTCTTAAATTACATTTTCTGTTATCAAGTGTATCATGGTTGATATGATCTACCATTTTATTTTTAGGGCAGTTCATTATAATTCTATGTAGACGAATTGAGCTCCTTAAATTATATTCAGAACGCATACTATGCGTGATATAGAAGTCATTATTCTTTTTAGTAGCAAACCATGTATAATCTTTAATTTTTTCATAATCTTCATCGTCGATTAAAACTGATATATTTCCATATTTTGGACTTTTAATTATAAATTCCATTTTAATCTCCAATAAAAAACCCGCTCTATAGAGTCCCCCTCTTTCGAGGGCTGGTAACGGACTCTATACAACGG